AAACCCCATCAAGCAGCTGCTTTAGCGCGGTTTTCGGTGGTTTTTTTCGTTTCGGGGGCAGGGTTTGGACCGTCGACGTGTACCTCGAGCCTTCAGACTATGAGGCTGACGAGGTTCGACCGTCAAGCAAACAGTCGAGTGGGCTGTTTGTACGTCAGACGGGAGACGGGCTGCGGGGGATTGGTTGCGGGAACAGGATTTGAACCTGTGACCTTCAGGTTATGAGGGCTACCCCCGCACTTCAAATAACGTCGTGATTTCCGATTGTTATCCGATTTTTCGGTCGCAACGTCGGCGTCGTGTCGCACGGAACAGCCGCAAACCGTTTGGAAGAAACGGGAATCGTCTCACGCCGTAGCGTATTCGCTTTCCGGCACCGCCTTCCGCAGCTTGATTCCGATGTTCATACGCTGCTGACCGGGGTTCAGGTGCCGGTAGTCCTTCTCGATCCCATAGGCTTTCGCGACCGCATAAAGCCGCTCGAGGTCGAGACTTCCATCGGACCGCTTCACCTTGCTGTCCAGCCACTGATTGAACGGGCTCGCTGCCGTCTTTTCCTTCCAGGCGTCGCGTTGTTCGCGGGTAATCTTCATCGACCGGTTGCGTTCATCCCCGGGCTTGCGATAGCGCGCGGCACTTGAGAACAGGCTCTCACGCGTGATCCTCAGTCCCGGCCTTTCGATCTCGTAGCCGATAGCCTCCATGACCTGGCGTGCCATGTGCCCGATCATCTGCTTGATCCGATCCTCTCCGACATCGGGCCCGAACTCCATCAGCAGACCGGGTGCCAGCGGTTCCACCGCAGCACGCTCGAGGAATGTTGCCGTTTCCATTCGAACGACGTTCTCCGGACGTCGCATGAAACCCCAGATTTCCTGCCCAAGCTCGGTCTCAAACAGGTCCCGAAAGTTCTGCGGCTGATACTCAAGCCCTTTCAAATCAGGAACGCCTCGCAACTGCATGATACCCTCCATATGTGACATGTGTCACGGGTATCATGCACAAATAACACCTGTCAATAGTGCGTCTATGACCCTAGCAGCTTCGCCTCGACCATGGCCATCGCCTTCTGGTGGTCTGGCGAGGGGAACAGGTGCCCGTAGCGCTCCATCGTCATCTGAATCGAGGAGTGGCCCGCGAAGGTCATCACCTCCTTGATCGAGAAGCCTTGCTCGATCCACAGCGACACGGCGAAGTGGCGCAAGTCATGCCAGCGCATTGTCACCTCGACCTTTTCCAGCAGTTTGCGGAACCGGGCCTGCGTCTTGGTGTGCTGCAGGATCCCGCCCTGCGGTGCGGGGAAGACCAGATCGAGGGCGTTCTTCGGGCAGCGCAGTTTCCAGCGGCGCAGGGCGTTCAGCACCATCGGCCCCGCTGGAATGTCGCGGAACCCGGCCCGTGATTTCGGTTCGCCCATCTGATTGTAAGCATCAGCGCGCTGGCGGATGCGAATGAAGCCCTTGTCGAAATCGACGTCCTGCCAACGCAGGCCCCGCAGTTCGGAGGCGCGCAACCCGCCCAAGGCCGAGACGATCAGGTGCGGCTTGAAATCCTCCTCGGCTGCCTCGATCAGGGCGCGGATCGCTTCCTTGGTCGGCACCGGGGCCTTGTGCGCTATCCGGCTGGACTTAATCACCCGCACACCTTGGGCGGCATTGGTGAACAGCTGGCCGTTGTCGATGGCGTGGTCCAGCGCCAGCTTCAGCACCGACAGCGCGCGCCGCGTCAGATGTTCGGAGCGGCCGTTCAGCAGCATCCGGTCGCGGAACTCGTTGACATGGCGGCGGGTCAGTTGGGCGATCAGCTTGTCCCCGATGCCGATCTCGGGGGCGGTGATGTGCAGGCGCACATAGTCGCTGTAGCCCCGCAGGGTGGACCGTTCCATCCGCCGCCCGGTCTTGCAGCGCACCTCGCAATGGTCGAGCCACGCCTTCGCGGCATCGGCGACCGTCGTGCTGTCGCTGTCGGCCAGATAGGTGTGGTTGGCGACCAGCGAGCGGACCTTGACGAGATAGACGTCGGCGTCCTTGCGGCGCGGGAACAGCTTGGATCGCCGCTTGCCTGCCTGGTCGGTGAAATCCACCTGCCACCGGACAAGGCCCGAGGGCAGCGTGCGTTTGCGGATCGTGGCCATGGGTTCCCTCCGTGAGCGTAAGAAACGGGACCAGTTGTCAAAGCCCGTTAACTGGTGATATGAACCGTCTCAGATGCACTTGCAACGGATTGTTGCGTGTGTAAAGCCCCAGTTCATGATCGGAGCCCATGACAATGACAGCCAGCGAACGGAACGGTGCGGAAGCGCCCGAACCGCTCTTTCATGGCGACGCGGAAGCGGTGGCGGCATCGGGGATGCCCCTGCCCAGCCTGCGTGTCCTGCAAGCTGCCGGTGCCATTCAGGCGCAAAAGACCCCCAAGGAGCATGGCGGCTTCAAGCGGATGTGGCGCGAGGAGGATGTGCTGATCGCTGCGATCGGTGCCGCGATCAGCGAACACTTCGCCTGGAACATCCGCATCGTGGCCGAAGCCATGGCCAAGACACGCCCCGGGACATGGTCCGCACTGACTGCCTCGATTGCGGGGACCATCTCACCCGAAGAGGGACCGTTGGTGCGATCAACCCCGGACGATTGGCATCTCGACCTGATCGACCGGAAGTTCCTGTTCCTGCGGGTGCCGCCAGTTTTCGCCACCATCTTCCCCGACGCGCCGCCCGGCAAGAGCGACCTGATAATCGGCTACGCGACATCGAAGGACACGCTCCAGATGCTGCCGTGGCTGGCTGGAAGTCCGCAGGGCCTCGCCAAACTCTCGAAGGCAACTTCCCCGGCGCAGGCCACCGCCGCCGAACGCATCTACAAGCTGGCCATCGCGACCCGCGCCAACGCACTGAGCACCGCCAGCATCAACATCAGCATGCAGGTTCGCGCCGCTTGGCGCCGCCTCCACGGACTTGACGCCCACTTCCTGCAGGACGCCCTGCGCTAGAAAGGAGACCCAGCCATGACCAAACACCCCGGCCCCGTCGAGAACCTTCAGCAGACCGCGACCGAGGTGACGCTCGGGGATGACCTCCTTCGCGGCGCGGACGAAATCGCCAGGTTCATGTTCGGCGACGTGAAGCACCGCCGCAAGGTCTACTATCTGACCGGCGAGGCCCCGAGGGGCATGCCGCACTTCAAGATGGGCTCGGTGATCTGCGCCCGCAAAAGCACGCTGCTGAACTGGATCGCGCAGCAGGAGCGTTTCAACCCGGGCGAGTGACGGCAGCCGCAAATGTCCTGAGGTCCGCGATCCGGTCGCGGGCTCCATTTCCATCAGATGCATAGCGAACCCCCGCCCCATGACCCTTCAGGACAATCCGCTCGACTTCAACGACGTGCCGCCCACGCGCAAAGGTGGTACGTCCCGGCGCATGTCCGTGGCCCGTGTGGCGGAATTGGTGAACGACCGGATCGCCGATCTTGCGGTAGAACTGCTCGGCACCCCGAACCGCGCCCTGTCCAGCGCGCAGCAGTTGCGCTTCGGGACCAAGGGCAGCATCGCTGTGGAAATCGCAGGCAAGGACGCCGGGCGCTGGTATGACCACGAGGCCGGAACGGGCGGCGCCGGGCCGGAACTGATTCGTCATCACTTCGGGATGGACGAAAAGGCTGCTTGGGCCTGGGCGCGCCACTGGCTGGGCGATGCGGAAATGCCTGCGTCCTGGACCGCCGCCAAGCCCGCTGCCACCAAACCCGCCAAGGCCCCAACATCTGGCCCGGCCCGCACCGTGGAATTGTCGGAGGCCGATCTCGCTGCCAAGGTCGCAGAGATCGTGCGCCAGACCGAGGTTCCGAATGGCACACCGGCCCATGCCTATCTGGTGGGGCGCGGAATCGCCATTCAGCCCCCCGACTGCATCCGCTATCGCCGGAACGCCTATGGCAGCTACGGCGCGATGGTCGCGCTGGCGACCGATGCGGCGGGCGAGGTGCTGGCGATCCAGCAGGTCTATCTGACAGCCGAGGGCAAGAAGGCTCCGATCAATCCCGTCAAGCGCACCAACAAGGCGGTCGAAGGCTGGGGCGAACGTTCCGCCGTGCGCCTTCCGGGGCGGGAACCGCTCGTGCTCTGCGAGGGTGTCGAAACCGCGCTGTCAGTCTGGCAGGCCACCGGTCAGGAAGTCTGGGCGTGTCTCGGCGTCTCGAACATCGGCCGCGCGCCCGTTCCCGACAAGGCCACGGTCATCATCGCCCGCGATGGCGACGCGCCCGGCAGCAAGGCCGAGGGAATGATCACCCGCGCCGCCACCGCCCTCGCCCTGCGCGGGCTGACGGTGATGGTAGCCACGCCGCCCGAGGGCGAGGATTTTAACGACATACTGGTGCGCGAGGGCGAGGAGGCCATTCGGAATCGGATCGCCGGGGCTGACCTGTTCCGTCCGGACCAGGCCGAACAGGGCCGCAAGCGCCTCTATATCGGGTCGGACGTGGAGATGGCGAAGCGCGTGCGCGAGGACCTGACCGAACGCCATGGCCGCATCGTCCACGCCGAAGGCGAGTTCTGGCGTTACATCGGCACCCATTGGGAGGCGATCCCGGCCCACGAATTGCGCCTGCCCGTCCACACTTATGACGGCGCGAGCTTCGAGACACCCGCGGGCGAGCCCTCGAACGTCAAGCTGACCCAGACCCGCGTCAACTCCGTCCTGCACGAATGTGCTGCGCTGTGCGCCGAGCCTTGCTTCTTCGACACGCCGCCCGCTGGCATCAACTGCGCCTCGGGCTTCCTGCACTTCGATGCGACCGGCACGCCGCATCTGGAACCGCATCACCGCAATCACCGCTGCCGCCACACCCTGCCCGGCCGCTGGCTTCCCGGCACCTCCGGCATCCCGCCCGAAGGCTCGATGCTGCGCCGCCTGCTGACCGGCAGTTTCAAGGGCGACCCGGACGCTCAGGCCAAATGCGATCTGCTAGCCGAGGTCTGCGGTTCGGCCGCGCTGGGCTATGCCACGCGCCTGGTGCAGCCCCGCGCCGTCGTCCTGCATGGCAAGACGGCCGAGAACGGCAAGAGCCAGATCCTAGACCTGGCGCGAGGCCTTCTGCCCGCCAGCGCCATCTGCTGCGTCCCTGCCGCCAAGATGGGTGATGAGCGGCATGTCACCGGGCTGGTTGGCAAACTCCTGAATGCCTCCGACGAGTTGTCACCCGAAGCCATCGCCTCCAACATCTTCAAATCCGTCGTCACCGGCGAGCCGATCGAGGGACGCGATGTCTACAAGAGCCGGGTGGAGTTCCGTTCCGTGGCGCAGAACCTGTTCGCCGCGAACCAGTTGCCCAGCTTCAAGGGCGGCGTGGATCGGGGCGTGCAGCGCCGTCTGCTGCTGATCCCCTTCACCCGCACCATCCCCCTCGAAGAGCGGATCGAGGATATCGGCAAGCGCATCGCCTCCGAGGAAGCCGACCTGTTGCTGGCATGGGCAGTCGAAGGTGCGTCGCGGCTGATCCGCCAGCGCAACTTCGCCATCCCGGAAAGCTGCCGCGAGGCGCTGATCGAGTGGGTGCTGGGCGAAGACCCGGTGCTGGCCTGGATCGACGCCTGCGTGAAGGTCGTGCCCATCGTGAACGGCGGCCCGATGCTCGCCACGCGCGATGCGCACCTGCGGTTCCAGAACTGGGCGCAGGCCGAGGGCTTCAAGCCCGAGAAGATCCCCGCGATCAACGGGTTTGTGCAGCGCGTCCAGGCCCAGGTGGCGGGGATCCAGCACAAGCGCACCAGCGCAGGCCGGTTCTTCCTCGGCATCACAGTGACGCAGTGGTGACGCAAGAATGACGGACTTTCAGCCGCAACCCATTGAAAGTGTTGAGATGACGCACTTGGCTCCAACCTTTTTGATAAAGGGGGAAAACCACCCAACCCTGAAGGTTCAGATTACCCCCTATATAGAATGTTCCCCGGGCAGGTGCGTCATCTCAACACTATCAACAACTTACGCCCCGAAACCCGTCATTCCTGCGTCATTCTTGCGTCATCCGCCGCGCCGCTCGGGCCGGTCTGAGGGGCATCAATCGGCAAGGATCGGGAACGCGGCGGTTCCTCCCGGGCCAATCCGTATGCGGGGGAGCGCAGCGCATTGGCCCGCCAGCGTCAGGGGGCGGAAATGACTAAACTCGACAGCGCCGAGACCAAGACCGCCTTCGCCGCCCGCGTGGGGCTTACCAAGGGGCGTCTCTCGCAACTGGTGGCCGAAGGTCTGCCGGTGCGCGCGGACGGGCAGATCGACGTGGCGGTGGGCCTCGCCTGGATCGAGGACAACCTCGACCCTGCCCGCCGTAACAAGGGTGGTGCCGCTGCGACCCCTGCCCGCGTCTCGACCACGCTGGCCGAGGCCAAGCGGCTGCATGAGATCGTGAAGGTCCAGCGTGCCAAACTGGCCTTCGAGAAGGAACAGGGCCTGCTGGTCGAAACCGCCGCCGCCACGCGCACCGTTTTCGCCCGCGCGCGTGCCGAACGCGACGCCCACATGGCATGGGTGCAGCGCACCGCCCCGCTGCTGGCGGCCGAGGTGGGCGCCGATCCCCGTGCCACCTTTGCCGCGCTGGACCGGATGATGCGCGAACATCTCGAACACCTGGCCGACATGCCCTTGGGGAGTTTTTGCGATGGTGCCTGACATCGACCTCGCCTGGCGGCGCGGCATCCGCCCCGAACCTCCGATCCCGGTCTCGGACTGGGCCGACCGGCATCGCATCCTGCCGCCCACCTCGGCGGAACCAGGGCGCTGGCGCACGGATCGGACGCCCTATCTGCGCGCCGTGATGGACGCCCTGTCTACCTCAAGCCCTTATGAACGGGTCGTGCTGATGAAAGGCGCGCAGACGGGCGGGTCAGAGGCCGGGCTCAACTGGCTGGGCTACATCATCCAGAACGCCCCCGGCATTGCCATGCTGGTCATGCCCTCGCTCGACATGGTGCGGCGCAACACCACCGTGCGGATTGATCCGCTGATCGAGGCCACCCCTGCCCTGCGTGATCTGCTCTCGGCCCCAAGGTCACGCGATGCCGGGAACAGCTTGTTCCGCAAATCCTTCCCCGGCGGCCAGCTGGTGATGACCGGCGCGAACTCGGCGGTCGGCCTGCGATCCACTCCCGTGCGATATCTGTTCCTGGACGAGGTGGACGGCTATCCCGGCGATGCCGACGGCGAAGGTGACCCGGTCGATCTGGCCATCCAGCGCACCACGACCTTCCGGGGGCGGCGCAAGATTTACATGGTCTCGACGCCCACCCTGAAAGGCCATTCCCGCATCGAGGCGGCGTATCTCGACAGCGACCAGCGCTATTTCCATGTCCCCTGCCAGCATTGCGGCGACATGGCCCCGATCACCTGGGCACGCATCCGCTGGCCCGAAGGGCAGCGCGACGCCGCCTACCTGGTCTGCGAGGCCTGCGGCGGCGTGCATCACGAGCACGACAAGGCCCGCCTGCTGGCCGCTGGCGAATGGCGACCGACCGCGCCGGGCGACGGCCGCACGGCGGGGTTCCACCTGTCGTCGCTCTATTCGCCATGGGAGACATGGGCGGAGATCGCGCATGAACATGCGCGCGTCGCCAAGGATCCTGCCCGGCTTCAGGTCTGGGTCAACACCAAGCTGGGCGAGTCCTGGGAGGACCAGGCGGGCGACACCGTTCCCGCCGATCCCCTCATGGCGCGGCGCGAGGACTGGGGCAGCGACCTCGCCCCCGGCGTGGCCGTACTGACGGCGGGCGTCGATGTGCAGGGCGACCGGATCGAGGTGCAGATCGTCGGCTGGGGCCGGGACGAGGAGGCATGGGTCACCGACTACCGCGTGCTCTGGGGCGACCCGTCCGGGCCGCGCCTCTGGTCCGATCTCGATGGCGTCCTGAACGGCACCTGGGGCGATCTGCCAGTGCGCGCGGTCGCGGTCGATACCGGCGGCCACCACACCAAGATGGCCTACGAGTTCTGCCGCACCCGCCTTGCCCGCCGCGTCTGGGCGATCAAGGGCCGTGGAGGCCCCGGCATTCCCGTCTGGCCCCGTCGCCCGACCCGCACCAACAAGGGCAAGATCCCGCTCTTCATCGTCGGCGTCGACGCGGTGAAGGACGCCGTCTACGCCCGCCTGAAACTGACCGAACCCGGCCCCGGTGCGATCCACTTCCCCCGCCGTCTCGACGCCGACTACTTCCGCCAGCTGACCGCCGAGCGCGTTGTCACCCGCTTCGAGAAGGGCCGACCCATCCGCTCCTGGCAACCCAAGCGCGACGGCGAACGCAACGAGGCTCTGGACACCTTCGTCTACGCCCACGCCGCCCTGCACGGCTTGATCAGCATGGGGATGCGGTTGAACGAGGAGGTGGAAGGGTTGGCAGCAGTGGCAAACCAGCCTACGGACGTCCGAGAACGCGTGATCCGATCACCTTGGATGACATAACCTACGATCCTCCGGACGCACGATCCATCTCGCGATAGCCGCGAAACTTCTTTGCGTCGGCCAAGTTTGGCGTCCACGGCACTCTTTGGAGATATGCGCGCCTACGATGCTAGTTCCCCACTCACTGAGGTCGATGCATCTTGATCAGGACTTGCGAAACGTGGTTCGGTTGACGGTGCGAAAGCATCTTCAATTTTGTCGAGACCCTCCGAAATCGCGTACTGGCGAGCATTGTCAATAAGCCCGTCCTGGCGGAGAAAGTCCACCTGCTTCGCCATATAATCACGAAAAACGGGGTCGGCATCAGTGCTTATGCTGTTCCGCCCCTCTTGGATCGCAACACGCGCAGTCACACCGCTACCAGCAAAAAAATCGAGAACCGTCGAACCCGGGTAAGACAATGCGCGAACCAGCCGCTCAATCACTGCGGCCGGTTTCTGCGTAGGATGCCCGACACGTTCGAGCGAGTTGCCGTTCAATCGGGACATGCGCCAGACGTTTGTCGGATTACGCCCCTTCTCCACCGACTCAGGATTGAGGCGCTTATCCTTCATATAGGCCGCCTTGGTCTCTTCGTCGTAGGGCTCACGCACTGCGTCGAGATCAAAGAAATACTTCTTAGTCTTCGCAAACCAAGCGATTTCTTCATGCCGATTGGCGAAAAATCTCTGAGCACTCATACCATTCGGATAGTTCCATATAATTAAGTTCGCGAGCAGCATTTTACTATTTTGCCGCATGTGCGAAATTATCGAAAGCAGATCCCCGGAACCTGCCTCCCCTTGGTACTGCAGGCCACCGAATATGGCGATGCTGCCCGTTGGCGCCAACACTCGCTCCGCCTCTGCAAGCCACTGACTTGCCCATGCAAGATAATCCTTATGATCATCCCAGTCCGCCAGCATGATGTTGTAGGGAGGATCACAAACGATGAGTTGGATCGAGTCGCTGGGTATTTTTGCTAGTACCTCCAGGCAGTCACCCACAGCGAAAATGTGTCGTGTCGCCTGGGGCGCCGAAGAGGAAAGCAGGGTTTCCGACGAGTGTTTCTGTCCAGACTTGCGAAGCGCATTCATTGCGCGGTGACCGGCATTTCTGTGGGAACGGTTTGCCATAGGATCTCTTCTTTCAGTTTGTGTGTTCTGGCAATCGCAAGGACCATGAACGCCCAGCCGTTGCTTAGTCCAGTGCTTCAGGCGTCTTCGATGGACAGATCTTTAGCAAGCACCTTCAGCGATGTTCTGGCGACATCAAGCATCACTTTACCCATTTCACCCGCCGTCCAAGGCGCCGCTTGACAAAACAATGACGCAATTTGGAACATGTGATCAAATTCACCAGCCTTTACGACTATGTTCTCACAATAGTTCTGGTTGATTTCGCGGGAAAGGCTACTGGCAGTAACCCTGTCAATCCGGTTCAAAAGCCCAGAGTCGTGCACGATCTTCACGATACGCCCATCTGGACGGGTTACTTCAAATGACTCGGTTGCAAAGTTCGATCCCTGAAGAAAGACCACATAGGGAAAATGCCTCTCATCAAGCATAAAATTTCGAAGCTCAAGCACATTCTTGTGCATCCGCTCGATTGCATTACCTGCCGCCATAAAATCTTGGTCTTTATTCTTGCCCTGCAGAACGCCTGCAAGAATCTTTTCAACATCATTCCCTTGATGCTTTGACTCCCCCACAAGGACAATGCGCCATTTCCCATGCCGGTCTTGGACTTCGGTGATCGCACCGTCGGGCCGAATACTCGCGCTTTCCACAAACAGTGCTTGTCCAAGCCTCGGGTCAAAACTCCGCAGCTTGGCATTAATTTCTTTTTTTGAAAGTGACGTCCGTTGCCGAAACTCCAAATCCGGAAACTCTTCGGCAAGCTGGCTGAGGACACCGGCAGTCACTTCCCTGATGGACAGGTCGTGCTTTTGGGCTGCTGCGCCAAAGATACTAAGTGGTCCCCCACCAAGCTCTTGTTGGATACCAAGCCGCAGAGCTTGACCTTTTCCTTTGAACTCGACCTCTCCAGCCACATCTACCCCCGACGACGAATGATCCGTGGGGGCCTTCGTATCAGACGGGATCAGTGCAAGATAGTCGGGATTGGGATCCGCGGTGTGGGTTAGCCCATCCGATGCTAACGCGCAGGTGAGGCCAATTCTTGCCGATTATGGGGAGGCACTTACCGTCTGCTTCTCCGCGCGTACGCAACCTGCTCTGCGGCCTCTTCACATAAGCCCGGGATTGGTCATCTGACGCGGCGGGAGGCGTTCAGCGACAGGAAGTTACACAACTTCCGAGCTTTCCCGGCGCTTCCCAACCGCTCTGATACCCCGGAGGCGCTGGAAATGAGACAATCCGCGCCATGCGGACGCTCCTTCATCGCCTTTTCGGCCTCACGCGCACGCGCGGCTTTGACGCTGCGGGTGGTTGTCGGCGTTGGGAGGGGGCGCGGACGGTTGATGGGCTAAACACAGCGATCCTGGCGGGTGCGACCACGGCGGCGCGCCGTGCCGGGTGGTATGCACGCAACAACCCGTGGGTCGCGGCAGCGGTGGACAGCCTGGTGGGCAATGTCGTCGGTGCGGGGATCAAGCCGCAGTCCACCCATCCCGATCGGGCGGTGCGCGAACGGCTGCAGGTGCTGTGGCTGCGCTGGACCGATCACGCCGATCCCGGCGGTCTTGCCGATTTCTATGGGCTTCAGGCGATGGCCGTGCGCGCGATGGTCGAGGGCGGCGAGAGTTTCGCCCGGCTGCGCGTAGTGCCCGATGCTGCTTCCGTTCCCCTGCACATCGACCTGCTGGACCGGGACCAGGTGCCATTGGACATGCACCGTGACATCGGCGGCGGCGCGCGCATCCGGGCTGGCATCGAATTCAACGGCGCTGGGCAGCGCACCGCCTATTGGGTGATGCGCGACCGTCCCGGCGATCCGTTGACCTCCCTGCGGCTGGAACCGCTGCGCTTGCCCGCTACCGATTGCCTGCATCTTTTCAAGCCGCTCGCCGCTGGCCAGTTGCGCGGGATCACCTGGCTCGCTCCGGTCCTGCTGCGGCTGCATGAGTTGGACCAGTTCGAGGATGCGGCGCTGGTGAAGGCCAAGGTGGCGGCGCTATTCACCGGCTTCATCACCGATCCGGACGGAACGGCAGGCGGCTTTTCCGGCACAAATGCCAATGGCGCGCTGACCGTTGGCATGGAACCGGGCAGCCTGATCCCCCTGCCGCCCGGCGCCGACATCCGCTTTTCCAACCCGACCGAGAGCGACGCCTATGGCCCCTTCGTCAAGAACCATCTCCGCGCCGTGGCCGCTGGCATGGGCCTGCCCTACGAACTGGTCTCGGGCGATCTGGAGGGCGTGACCTATTCCTCGATCCGCGCCGGGCTGATCGAGTTTCGCCGTCGCGTCGAGCAGTTGCAGCACAATGTCGTCGTGCATCTGTTCTGCCGTCCGGTCTGGGACCGCTTCGTTCGGCTGGCGGTGCTCTCGGGTGATCTGCCCGCACGGGACTTCGACCGTGATCCCGCCGCCTATCTTGGCTGCGAATGGCTCCCGCCCAAGTTCGACTATGTCGATCCGAAGAAGGACGTCGAGGCCGAGATCCTTGCCATCAACGCCGGTCTCAAAAGCCGCAGGCAGGCGATTTCCGAACGTGGCTACGACGCCGAGCAGGTCGATGCCGAGATCGCCGCCGACAAGGCACGCACCGATGCGCTGGGCCTGAGCTTCGGTGCGCCGCCTGTCCAGAAAGAGGACATTCCCGATGAATGACACCATCACACTGCTTACCCGTCGCGCCGACCTGGCCCCGGCCAGCGCCAACCGCGATGACCGCACCGTAGAGGTGATCTGGTCCACCGGCGCGCCCGTGCGTCGCCGCGACATGGCTGGTCCGTATGTGGAACGCCTCAGCCTCGATCCGCAGGCAGTGGACCTGTCGCGCCTGCAAGGGGCCAGCGTGCTGGATGCGCATCGGCAATCCGCCGTCCGCGATGTGCTGGGCAGCGTGCAATCCGCCACCGTCGATGGCCAGCGCGGCACAGCGCTGATCCGCTTCTCGTCCCGTCCCGAGGTGGAACCGCTCTGGCAGGACGTGCTGTCTGGCATCCTGCGACACGTCTCGGTCGGCTATTCGGTCGAGGAATGGGCCGAGACCACCGAGAACGGCGCGCGCGTGTTGACCGCCGTGCGATGGACCCCGCACGAGATTTCCCTTGTCCCCACCCCGGCTGACCCGGGTGCCCGCATTCGAATGGAGACCAACATGACCGACACAACCATCAGCCCTGGCCCGCCCGAGACGCAGACCCGCGCCGCGATCAACATGGAAATCCGCTCCATCGCCCGCATCGCCGGGCTGGACCAGTCCTGGATCGACGGGCAGATCGACGCTGCCGCCGATGCTGACACCGCCAGACGTGCCGCCTTCGAGGCGCTGGCCAGCCGCAGCGCGCCCACAATCCGCACGGAACAGGTGCGGGTCGAGATGGGCGAGAGCCAGGATGACCCGGCACTACGTGCCCGCCAGATGGGCGAGGCGCTTTACGCCCGGATCAACCCGCGCCACGATCTCAGCGAACCTGCCCGCCGCTATGCCTACGCCACGCCCGTGGACATGGCCAAGGAACTACTGACCCTGCGCGGCGAGTCCACCATGGCGCTGTCGCCCGCCAGCCTTGTCACCCGTGCCCTGCACACCACCTCGGATTTCCCGATCATCCTCGGCAACACCGTGGGCCGCGTGCTGCGCGACGCTTATCAGGCCGCCCCTTCCGGTATTCGCCGCCTTGGACGCCAGACCTCGGCCAGGGATTTCCGGTCGGTGAACAAGATCATGCTGGGCGAGGCCCCGCTGCTGGAAAAGCTGAACGAGCACGGCGAGATCAAGGCCGGGACCATGGCCGAAGCACGCGAAGCCTACAAGATCGAGACCTGGGCCAAGAAGATCGGCATCACCCGGCAGGTGCTGGTGAACGATGACCTGGGAGCGTTCTCGGACCTCGCTCGCCGCATGGGCCAGGGGGCCGCCGAGACCGAGGCGCGGATCCTCGTCACCCTGCTGGAGGCGAACAGTGGGAACGGCCCGACCCTGTCGGACATCAAGGCGCTGTTCCATGTCGATCATGGCAACAAGGCGGCCAGCGGCGCGGTGATTTCCGATGCCACACTGTCAGCCGCCCGACTGGCGCTGCGCACGCAGAAAGGCATCGACGGGCGCATCATCCGGGTGACGCCCAAGAACCTGCTGGTCCCGCCCGCGCTGGAGACCATGGCCGAGAAGTGGCTGGCGACCATCGCACCTGCCACCGCTGCCGATGTGAACCCCTTCTCGGGCGCGATGTCGCTGGTGGTGGAACCCCGGTTGTCCAGCGCGACCCGCTGGTATGTGACGGCTGATCCTGGTGAGATCGACGGACTTGAGTTCGCCTACCTCTCGGGGAACGAGGGACCCCAGGTGGAAAGCCGGTCGGGTTGGGATGTGGACGGCGTGGAAATCCGGGTGATCCT